TTTAAACGTACTGCCCGCTAACGGTAAGTAAAACAACATTTGATCCATGTCTGGCGTGTAATCATCCATAACACTGGTCAAATAATAATTCATAAACTGTTTGACACGCTGGGCCTGTGCCACTTTCTCTATTGTTTCTTCTCCCATAACTTGGGTTTTTACAGGACCACTCGCAGGAAGAAGCTCATTAAAAGCTTGTGCTTGAAACTGCGTTGCAGCCTCGGCCAACAAAGGATGGGTTACGCCCGACGCGCCGCGAAACGGTTGCGTACGCTCAGAATAACTAAACCCAAGAAGCTCCAAACCATTAGAATAAGTATCTTCCCACTCCTGACGACTGGCCTTGTTAGAATCATACTCACCCGTTAACTCACTGGAAATACGACCAAGCTCGCGATCCGGCATTTCTTCAGCCAAATTCATGTAAAAATCATCGCTATCGCCGCGCTCGTCACTCGGATCAAAATCAACAATCACCCCACCGTCATCTTCAGGCGTTATCTCAATACCACCCACGTCTTCCGCTTGAATCATTGCCATAACATTATTCTGGCTATCGGGTAACTCTATTTCAATCTCGGCCCGCAGATCGTCTTCATCAATCTGAGAAGGAATACTGCTTACGCTTGAGTCCATTAAAGAACTAGCAAAACCTGTTTTGTCTTCTTCAGCCATTACATTCTATTCCTTAATTGGTTAAATGGGTCCAGTGACACAACCCCACCTTGGTTATATATAGATTCAACCTCAAAACCTGTTGTAGTTTTAGGTTGGTCTATTGCTAAATTTTTAATTAAATAATCTTCTGGATTATATGGATTTGTCGTTGTTCCAGTTACGTCTGTTGGATCCGTTGTTTGGAAAAGAGGCTCTTGCCCACCCTCTGGAGGGCCCCCTTGTCCCGCTGCGTTCATTGCATTTACATATCCTTGAGGATCTCCTTGCGATCCCGACAAACTACCGCTCCGTTGTCCGCGGTATCCTATTGTTGTTCCATCTGTCGCTATTGATTGAGAACCCACTACATTACCGTTTTGGTCTGTAACAGGAGAAAAATGAGAAAAACTTTTAGACTTCGGTCCTGACAAAAGTCCCCCCGGATCAAACAATCCCGGATTGTACGATTTTTTACCAGACAACTGATCTATGGCTGTCTGGTTTTGTAGGTTTGTTAATTTTTTACCAACAAAACTTAACGGCATAAAATCTAATATAGTTTTTGGTTTATTATCATCTACCTTTTTTTGAAAAGCTTCAATGGCATCGGTTTGTTCTTTTTGAACAGCTTCTGCTCTTTGTTTATTTATTTGGTTTTGATTATCTACGTCGGCTTGACTGGGACCTTGATTGTTGGCAGGTGAAAAATCACCGGGACCCGCTGGACCTTGATCACCGCCAGAAAAACCGGGACCTCCGGGTCCATCTTGACCGGGACCAGTTGCTCCGGGGTTGCCTTTACCGCGACCGCCTTCGCCAAAATCACCACCATAATAAAAAGCAGGTATGCCGCCCGGACCGGGTTGACCCGAGCCGCCCATACTCTTTAACATCATCGCTTCTTGTGGATTTATATACGCCAGCATGTGCGGCTGATCGTTAATCGTCGTCTTGCGGGGGATGGAACCAGACGGTCTATTGTTCATAATACTACCTTTTTATTAATAATATAATCGCACTCTAGCAGAGTTCTCTTCAATTTCCCAGTCATCTGTTGGTAATTGTACAAAATTTCCTTGCCTATACCTCATAAGAGCCTGTGTCATGCTATCTACTAAATCATCATTTTCGCCATTTGGAAAGGCCGCAACCTCTTCTATTAACTCATCCGCAAAGACTTTATCCGGTGCCCAGACCATTCCTGCCTCAAATAACGCAGAAACCGCATGAACACGAGAAACCTTATCATTACCCCTGCTCGGTGTAAAATTTACAACAGGTATCCCTATGTTACGCAATTCATGCGTCAAAGGCAAACCACTCGCCTTCGCCTCTATAATTACCGTGTCGGGGTCCCAAAACTGGTACTCCTCTAATGCTTTCGCCTTTAACTCAGGAAAGTCCCATCTCCCCTTCTTGCTGTCAAGTAAAATTAAATTAGGGCCCGCACCATCTACAGGATAAAACACACCCCACGTCGTAATCGCACTATAATCCGCAGTCTCCCGCTTACTAAACGCCGTATCATAACTCTGAATGACATACTCTAAATTAGGAACAACTTCCTTTTCCCACGTCTTCCACCACTCACGGCGAATAATCGCATTCTCCTCGCCCGTAGGATTTTGCTGATACTGCGCGTTCCACTTGCTCGGAGGAATAGACGACTTCACACTAATCAAATCATCCAAACCCCAATACTCAGGCCAACACGGAGTCCCATCCTCAAAAATAGCCGGTAACTCAACAACCTCCCACTGATCCGCTAAAGGATCTTTAGCCATAGAACGCAGTAACTGACCCGTTAAATCCTTCTCCGACCACCGCGTTTGTACCAAAACTATACTACCACCCGGCTGAAGACGCTGTCGGGGGCCCCCCGTGTACCAATCCCAAGCATCATCAAAACCAGCACTCGACATCGCCGTCTGCTCCGAATGTGGATCATCAATAATAACTAAATCACCGCCACGACCCGCTAAGTTAGATCCAACACCAACAGCATAATACATCCCGCCAGAACTCGTGTCCCACCGGCCCGACGCCTTACTGTCCGCCGCCAACCTAACATCCGGAAAGATCTCCTTGTACTCATCCGAATCCAAAAGGTTCTTGGTCTTCCGGCCAAAACTCACAGCCAACTCAGTCGTGTGCGTCGCCTGAATGATCTTCATCGATGGCCGACGGCCCATCATCCACGCAGGAAACAAAAAAGAGGCAAACTCACTCTTCGTGTGCCGCGGAGCCATGTTGATAATCAATCTCTTTAGTTCGCCGCTCGCGACCCGGTCAAGCTTATCCGCAATGATTTTATGATGCCGTCCAGCGATGAACTCGGGCCAGACCGTACGCACAAAAGTTAAAAAATCTTTTTGGCAAGCTTCGTTCTTCTCCAACTGAGCGAGCCTCAACTGAAGCTTCAAAGACTTATCTTCGTATATCAAATCTTGCGTACCAACCATCGGGGGCCCCTGTAAAAAATATGCGATTATATGCCCCTTTATAAGACAGTTAATCGCGAAATGAAATATCTAATAAATATTTGAGAGAAACATGGCCCTAGCCTCCGCAGGGAAAGTCCCTGATCGCGGTCGAAAATTCATGATTTTTGGTCTTTTTTTCGTGATTTTTAACCTTAATTCGAGAAGGGACCCAACAAAAACCATGGACAACGGACCATTCAACGTAGGCCATGAGCCGCGTTTTAAGCACCAGTGAGCGCGGTTAACGGTTCTAGGTATATTAGAACGTTTTAAGCTTTGATCGCGGTTCTGAGTGATTTGATAACGGTTTAAGGTTCGGCCAGGAGCATTTTTCGGACTGCTTGCCACGGTCTAAAGACAAGGGATCACGCAACACTGGCCAAGGATTAGGGTTGGTGGTTTTAACTGCCTGTAACTTTGAGCCACCAGCCAAGGGCGGCGGCGGGTTGGTTTAACTGATTAATCCAGTAACTAATTTAAACCAGTTAGAGGGCATAAAAAAAGCCCCAATGAAGGGGCTTATTAAATCGTTTAGGATAGTTGGGATTAAAAACTATCGTATCCAAATAGCTTCTTATATTTTGGCCTAACCGCCTTTTGCTCAAACTTTGGTAGTTCATTAAAATAATCAATAAACTTATTGAAAGCGATTTCCTGAGTTCGCTCACTTGAATTATCATCGTTGATTAATGCATGGTATTTTCGATCCCAAAACAAAGCTCTATTTAATAGAGTGTTATTCTTAGGCCTAACGCTTTGAATTATTGTATTAACCATTTAAGCCACCCATTTATTTTGAAAGTCTTTATCAGATAACCAGATATAATCACCGTTATCATAAAGAGACATAACCGAACTTTGAACGGTGTTGGGTTGGTCTGAATTATGCGGAAAATTTACAGTACCAGTAAGGCCTCGTGTGGTGTCCATAAAATGAGCAGTGTTATCGCCGTCGTAAATAACTTTGATAATTTGACCCGCTGGCGAATATTGCCTTTGGGTATTAAATGTAAATTGTTTTGTATTAATCATTTGTTAATGTCCTAATGTTAATGCCCCGCCTTTGTGGCGACGCTCCGCGTCATTCTAACTATATATAAGATATAGTCAACCAGACACAAAAAAGCCCCAATTAAGGGGCTTTAAAATCGCTTGTGTTGGGGTTCTAGTTATACGGCCATAACAACGCCGTTATCATCGCACCAAGAACTATGAGAAACAAAACGACAGCTGTCATATTGCAACCCCGTTCAAAACGTCGACCACAAACGGGCTTTTAATGGATTGAATAGATTTGCCGCCCTTAAGCTTAAGACCGACTATTTTATTAAAAGCTTTAATATTAACTAAGTCGCTTTTATCACCGTCAATCACTTCACGACCTAGAAACGTTTTAGGTAATCCACCGCGAAAAACGGCGGCAATGGGTGCGCTAGTTTTTAATGCGGCCTTTACTTGATTTTGGTATTTTGGAGCCGCGCTATAAGAAAAGATTAAATTATAATTAGAAGCAGGTTTTTTTAAACGCGCCGCAATTTTTGTGTAGTCATAAAGTAAACAATCACTGAATAAGCTAAGATCAATATATTTTGACCAATCAATATCGCTAATAGTATTTAAACGAAACGCCGCTTTAAAACCGCTATTCTCGCAACGTCTTTTAAACTTAAACATCTCACTCAAAAGCAATTCAATAAAGCTTTGTTTATCGTTATGCCAGAAATCTGTTTTTGATTGTCTAATGTTTTTGATGGAGTTCATAGAACCCCGACCCGCACTAACTAAACAAGGTTCTTTGCAATCTGCCATTATTTGAGCGGGGCAAATTTTAATATCTGGATATAGTGATAAGCTTGCAATTTTATATTCAGTGCCCTTTTGAGATTTTAAGATTTTAGAATTACTGCCATTCATATTTAATAAATATTTAACCATTGTTTTAATTTCCTTTGTTATTGTCCAACTACCCAAATATACGCTTTTAACCATATTGTAAACAATGCATAAAAAAAAGCGCCAATAAGGCGCTTTAATTGTTAGCAATTTATTGAAGTTTTAGGCGGCCACGGCCACACGGTTCCAATCTGATTTAGACATGTTTAAAACTTGCCCGCCTCTTTTCTGCCATTCGTCAACATTATCAACATTGATTTCAGGATTATTTGCAACGGCGGTCACTGCATTAACCATAGTCGCGCGGCTAACAGGTTGCCCCGCATATCCCGCTTGTCCAATTGTTTGCATTAAACCATCTAAAACATTTTTGTTTTCAAGCTTAGTTAATTGCAATACTTTACCTAGATTTTCCGCGGCGGTATTAACTGATCCCTCGACTATATCGTTTGCGGCATCGCGCATCTTTTGAATGGTTTCATCAAAATTTTGACGGCTTGAATAAGCTTTAACTAGGTCGCGCGTCTTTAATTCTAGGGCTAAATTATCGGCCGCTTTAGCTTCCGAACTAAGCAAACCATAATCATCTTGGCCACGGGCACTAGTAATATGCGCAGATCTAGAACGGTTTTCGGTTTGCATCCCGTTAAGGCAAGCTAACGTCCAGAAACATTG